TTACTTTTTTAATTACTGTGTATTTTACACCGCGATATATGTATGTACATTCCATAATAAATCCTCCGCATAGAAAATTAATGATCTTTTCACGCATGATCTATGCGAAGAATAATTTACTACTAGTTAGTCAATACCATAAAAGGCAGAGACTAATGCTTCTGGACGAAGCACTTTTGCTCCATACACATGAAGACCTCGTACAATATCTCCAAAGCTGCTTGGATCACGAATTACTTCTGTGTTAGTAATGGTCTGAGCAGTACAAGTTGAAGAAATATGACCTGCAATAATTTTACCTGCGGCAGAAGATGTCGCGGCAATATTGTTAGTCTTATACATATCAAATCCTCGTAGCTTTCCAGAGCTTACCAATCCATTACGAATTGAACCCTGTCCTGCATTAAAGTCAACAGACAAAAGCTTAGAAGAACTTTGTACTAGTACCTCATAGAACTGTGGATCAGCAAGGAACCAACGTCCCTCTTCAGGTACATTTGAATCATCAAGAAGTCTAGCCATTCTGGAAAGAACATCTATTGGATCATGTTCACCTGAAGCAAAACCAATATCCAAGTTACCTGTACCATCAAAAGTACCTGCTGCAAGATCAGTAGCACTATCAGAACCTAAAATATGATTAGGTGATGATGCAGAAACTCCTGCAAACATATCTATAATTACACCCTGATCAAAAGCATCTCGCAAAGAGTATGCGGCTGAAGAGGTTGCAACTTCTTTGAAGTTTACATGAGACATGTTGGTTTCAATGTCATCAACAATAAACTTAAAAGCGTTAGCTTTATCTATAATCAAGGTTAGTTCCTGATCAGTAAGTTTAGTTGCTGTAATGTCTTGACCACGCTCGTACTGATCTACAGTAATTACTGGCTCTTTGATAATCTTTACAGAATCTCCAAAAGCTGCAATTTCTCCTGCATAGTCTGTGTTAGTGATAGCTTCAGCTACAGAAGCTTTTCGGAAGAAGTTAAGTACCTTCTTGGAAAAGATTTCTGGCATGAAGAATGAGTTAGTTTGACCTGCTACGGAATTAGCAAAGTTCGCATTAGTATCCGGACTAGGTTCAAAAAACCTATCTGAAGTATTAGCTGCCATATTATATTGCTCCTTTAAAAATTAATATTAAGGTCGCACTCTGCCTTCCATGATAGCTTGATCTATTTCTGCTTCATATTTATCAAACTCACGCATAGACATCTTTGCGATCTCCTGTTTAGACCAGATTCTAGGCTCTTTTGTATCTATTGAAGTTGTTTTAGTAGATACAAAGTCTGCTGCATTTCCTCTGGGTTGTGACTTTGATTTTTGAGAAGTTAAGATACCTGTTTCCAACTTATAAAGATCTATTGCTTTAGCGGCTAATTCTACATTATCTGGATTTTGATAAACCCACTGCTGTATTTGTTCTGGTTGCATTTTTGCCCAAGTATGAAAATTTTCATCGCCTTTAATATCTTCAAAGTCTGGATGTCTTTGAGCTAAAGAAGTTTCAGCTTCTTTCCTAGATAACATCCTTTCTCTTTCTTCTAAAGTTGATAATTTTTGTTGAACCGCTTCCATTTGCTGTTGTGTTTGCAAATGAGCAACAGATTCAACCGTTGCATACAAATCAGGGTTTTCTGTTTTAAACTGTTCAAGATCTTCAATACTTTTAGGTGGCTTATATGAAGCTCTATTTGAATTAGCCTTTGCTAAAAGTTCTTGTTCTTTCTGTTTAAAATCTGCCAGTTTAGCATCATAATGTTTTTTTAAATCATCATACCGCTTTTTATAATTAGTTCTAGCTCTTTTAGTTTCTACAGGGGCTTCAACTGTTTCGTTGGAGGTAGCCTGTGATTCTTTAGTTGAATAAAATAACCCATTCGCATCTCCATGACTAGGAATATCAGGCGTGTGCCATTCTTTTCTCATGTTATATGGGTTTGGTGTTGGTTCTACACTTTCTTGTGTCATTGTCACTCTCCTTCAGGGGCTTAATATAAGGTAGCCTGTCAGATTAAAAAATGATAAGGGGTTCAAAGAAGTAGCCTTATCGCCTTATGCTAGGCATTCTATCAGCATTAATCATCTTTTGACGCACTAGTTTTTCCGTTTGAGGTCCATCTAGTGTTTCTTCAGAACGCTTTTCTAATAGTCCACCTAATTCATATCCTTGCAGACCGCCATCATAAGCACGTTCTGCGTTATCCATCATTGTCTGTAAATTATCAGCACCTATTTGATCTGTAGCTTTTTTAGTTATTACAAATTCTCCGTCTGATAGTCTGGCAGGAATAGAGTCTGATACTCCTGTTCCTGGTCCTTCAACTTTACCTGCCCCTGAAAACTCAAAAGCAGTGTCCATAATTTTACTAAAAATTTCTTGCAATTTTGGATCTGAGTTTAGTGCAGTCATTAAATAAGTATTATCTTCAGGTGAAATAGCTTCACCTAAAACAAATTCTTCATAGTTATCTTCCATAACTTCATCTGGCTCTTGTGATGCTTTTACTTCTGCCATTTCTTCTGGTGGTACATTAGGATAAGTATCTATAGGAGTTGTATCCATTTCTGGAGGAACAAGCATAGATCCACCTTCTTGTTTTTTATCTCTCATGTTATCCTCAATAGCTTTTTGTCTATTGGCTTCATATCCAGATAACTTACCATCTTTATCTAAATCACCTAAAAGACCACCTGTATTACTTTGCATACGTGTATTAGTCATTGATAATACCTCTTGTTCTTGTAAGTCTTTGATTCTAGAATCGGGAAGACGTTCAATAGATTTAATAATTTCTTGTACTCTTATAGTAGATTCATCTGTATCAGTAGCTTGTCTTTTAACTCTTTCTATTAAACGCTGTCTAAAATCATCAGTAGACATTTCCTGTATTGAAGTTTCATTTGTAAGCATTTAATCTTTCCTATTTTTAGTTTCAGCTACTTTTTCTTTTAAAACTAATAAGTTATCCAGAAAATTCACTTTCCCCTGGCTGCGGTACATTTCCTGTTCCGATGTTGCCGCCACCAGTACCCGTAACTCCAAGTTCTTGAGGTTGTTCAGGTGTTCCTTCAGGGCTTCCCATAAGTCCCTGTCGTTCACTAGGGGACTCAACTTCATTGCCATCTGTTTGTCCAACATTTTGTACTCCTAATATTTGTGCCATTATCGCAGCTTCTTCTGGATCATTTAATATTTCATCTGGATCTAAATCTAAACTGTAAGCAAGTTCACTAACAATCTTAGACATTTTAACAAAAGGTGCAATAGCAGGGTTCTGAGCAGTCTGTAAGAACATAGTAAGTCTTTGACTACGAACTTCTTTCTGCATTAAACTATTAGTACCCATAGCTTGAACTTCTAGATCACCCTTAGTAGACAGTTTACCTTCAAAGAATTGCATATTCCATTGAAAGTATGCTTCACCTAAAGGTTTTAAAAGATAATCATCTAAATTCTTTACAACAGTTTTAATATTTAAAGAAGCAGCACCTAATAACATTGACATACCTGCGGCTGTCCTTGTCATACTTTGAACACCTGTTTGTCCATGAGAGTAGCTAGGTATTCCTGTTTGTTCATCTGCAAGCTGTCTAAATCTATCAAACATCATCATGTTTTCTGTAGAAGTATTAGGAAACTTCATACCATAAATGCTTTGTCCAGGAACTCCTGCTTGTCTCCTAAATACTTTTCCAGGATATATTTCCATTGACTGACCACCTACAAGGGCAGTTTCATCTACATCAAATACTAAGCTGCCAGATAGAGCTAAATTATCTATAGCCATTCTTGCATGACCATTCATAATTTGTTGCGAATCATTCATGTTTTCTGCTACCCCTATACCAAAGAAGCTATAAGGATTTTTTTCGTATGAGAACGCATTATATGGGATTCTATGGGGTGTAAATGGGTTGACTACTGCTCTTAATAGTATTCCATTACTAATCCAAGCATTTATCTGTACTTCATCTAAATCATCTACTTCTTCTGAAAGCTCTATACCTACTTCTCTAGCATATTGAGCATCCATTATTCCCCAATATTCTAATACTTCATAAAGATCAGAACCATATTCCTGTGTTCTTTGATCATCTTTTAGTTCATATTCATAGTCTTTTTCTGTATAACTAGCTCCAAGCTGTAAGCACTCTCTAATTTTATCCCCATCAAAGTAAGGCATTTTAGCCAATGCTCTAAGTTGAGAACGATTTAATTTGTGTCTATGAAAAACGTACTCACACTCCTCTAAACTTGTAGCATTTGGATCTGGAAAAAAATCCCAAAGACTAACAAACTCTAGTCTTGGAACTCTTACCATAACTGGTTTGTATATTCTTTCTCCATCTATTTCTTCATAACGTGGAAGAGTTTTATTAAAATTAAATGGACCTTTTACTATTCCTGTTCCAAATAATGTAGCTTCAAATAGTGCATTTCTTAATTCACTACCACCATTAGATTCTTCTATTTGATCGTGAATTAACTTTTCCATATTACGTGCTGCTTGTTTTGCAGGAGACATCTCTAGTATTTCTGGAATAGGAGAAGCACCTTCTGCTATGGGAAGATCTGACTCTTCTACAGTTGTTTCAAATAAACTTTCTCCATCTCCAAAAGTAGCCCCAGGTTTTAAAACTCTTCCATCTCCTACATATCCTACATCAAAAGGGTCTACTTGTTGTTCTGGTTCAGGTTGAGGAGGCGTTGTTTCTATTTGAGGATCTGGAGATACATGAGTATATGTTGAAACACCTTCAGGTATAATAGTTTCTCGTACTCCTATTGGAAACTTACCTGTTCCAAAAATAACATCTACCAGTTGTCCAAAAGCTGCTAATACCTTTGTTTTAGTTACTTTTACAAATACTCTAGATTTTTCAGACTCCCTAAATCTAGTTCTTTTACCATAAATTCCTCTAAAATTATGATAAGCAGATAGCCATCTACTTTCATCAGAATCTCTAGCTTGTTCTGCATTAAGATAGCGAGACTCTATTAATCCTACTAAATTAGATTTTAAAGCCTCATCTAATTCAATATTTAAACCAGTTTCATCTTGAACTGGATTAAAATATAAATTATCTGCATTATCTATTAAAGAGTTATTATTTTCCATTTAGGTTTTATACACCTGCTTGAAAATTAATAATAAAAGTAACAGTAGTTGCTGCGGTAGCTAAATCTGAAGCTAAAGCTTTTAATCTAATATGTAAAGTCCTTTCAGATGCAGAATAAGAAGTTCCTGCAAAGGTAATTGCTTCATTAGTAGCAGGACCACCGCCAACTCTAGCAAACTCGTTAGCTGCTGCTCCTACACCATTAGAAACAATAGCTATGGGTGAGTTAGCTGCTAAAGTAACAGCACTACCACCATCATCTAAGATAGCTTTCTCATCAATAATCTGACCACCACCTGCACTAGTTCCAAGATCAAAATCTAAATCATCTCCTGAACTACCGCCAGTAACAATGTTTCCTGCGGCTATTGCTATGATGTCTTTTATGGACGTATCCGCAGGTTGAGTAAAACTTACATCTACGTTTGTACTATGGGTTACTGCAATGGTGCCTGTAGTAACACTAGTTTGTGCGCCTACTCTAGTTGCTAATGCACGCACATCTCCTGTTCTAGCAGCGTTTTGTTGTGTTCCTCTTATATTTACTACTCCTACGGCTGTACTCATAATTAGTCCCTCTTAGTTAATATCCGAAAGTTGAATCAAAAGGTTGAAAGTTAATTTCTGTTTTAAAGTCCCTCATTCTTTGTAAAGGATCTCCTATTCTAGGTCTTGACATTATTAAATATCTTAGAGCATCATAGGCATGATCACTAGCATGAGTATCCACATCTTCAGGATTATTTTTATCCAGAGGAATACTTTGTAATTCTCTTATCAAGTTTGGACAGGTATTAAATATCTGTATCCTTGGTCTGCCTGAAGGCTGAGTTTTCAAGTATTCATGGATTTGAATCTTACCCTGAACTCTGTTTTTGTCAGCCCTACGTAGTTTGTGTCCTGCTTTTAAAAGAGTTTCACCAACTGTAGGACCAGTCATGCCTGTTCTGTTCCAACATGCCGTATCTAATACACCTGGAATTGAAAAGGGATCTTCATATTCCATTTCTGTTAGCATTTCAGCTAAGTCAGTACCCAACAAGTTTTTACTATACAATTCTCTATATATTATCAGTGTTCCATCACTGTTGTCTATAGCTGCCCATACACAAGCACTTTCAGAAGCATAACCATAATCTATGCCTTTTAATCTTTCCCAATGTATAGGTATTTCAAAGGGCGCAATTACATGTTTTTTTCTATCAAACTCTGTAAAGGCTGCGCCTTCAGCAACATCCCAATTACCCTCTAATAGTTGTTGTCTTTGTGTAGGGGGTAATGCTTTTAACATTTGTTCATATCTGCCATCTTGTGCAAGATATGGATTATCTTGAAGTCTTGCAGGTATAAACTTTCTTGTTAGACCATCTAAACCCATAAAAGGTTCATTAGGTACAGAGGGACTAATATATCTTTTTTTAACCCAGTTAGCACCAACACCCCCTGGGTTTGCAGTACAACGCATATATGGAGTTATTTCTGCGTCTGTTGTTCTTAAACGTGATGCTAAGTAATTCCAACTAAATTCTGTAGGAAGATGTGTTATCTCATCAAATCCTATCCAACTATATGCTTGTCCTTGATAGCGATAAACATCTGCATCTCTTTCAAGAAAACCAAACTCTATTTTAGCACCACTAGGAAAATTCCAAACCTTTTCTACTTCTCTAAACTTAGCACCATTAAAAGCTTTTGGATAAAGTTCTCTAGATTTATCTATAAGTTCTCTTAGTTCTGGCATAGATCTTCTAAGTATTAAAGCTCTATGGGCTGCTTTGTGAGCATATCTAAGGGGATCAACAAGCATAGCATAACTTTTACCACCACCTGCTGAACCACCATAAAGGACATCTATTTCACCTGCTGCAAGAAAGTCTTCTTGTGGTCCTTCATTTGCTTTGAATATTACGTTTTCTTGTATTTGTTGTTGTAATTCAGGGGTTACGCCCTTTAAAGTTTCTGTATCTATTATTTTAGATTTACTACCATCTAATTTAGTTAAGGTTTCTTCTGTTTTGTTAACTGCGGTAGAATACTTTTTAACTTTATCTTGAGCCGCTTTAAGACGCTTTTTATCTTTTTTAAGATTTCTTCTATTTTCAATTTTAGCTTTTGTAGCTGAGTGATAAGTATAACCCCTACCCTTTGAGCCTTTAGGTCTTCCTGTTTTTTTCTTTGGTGTTCCGTCCAGTTTGAGGAGGAACTCTCCGCTTTCATCTCTACAGTAATTATGTGGATTAGTTTCCCAATCATTCATATTTAGCTGCTATTTTTTTTAGTCCCATGTGTGATAGAGATCTGCCTGTAGTGTGTTTAATCCACGCACTGCCTTCTCTTAGGCTTAATGTTTTGTCTTTTATCATAGGTATAACTGTATTTAGAGCTTCTTTTTGTTCTGGTATCTCTATTAGCATAGTAGGGTTTTCTTGATTTAATTCATACCCAAAAGGAATTGTACTGCTAGTTCTCCGCATAGCTTCCCTCTATTACTGTTTCCTGTTTAGCAGGTAAAATAAATAAGCCATTACTACCGCCTACATTTACATCTAATTTATCTGTTTTAGCCAGACCAACTCTATCCAATATGGTTTGAGCCGCCTGTAATCGCATACTGCCCTGCGGTATAGGCTCTGAGCTATCCATTATATCGACCAATTTTAAAGCTGCTTTAGGGGCTGATTGAGCTAATATACCTTCAGCCATTTCAAGTATTTCAGTCTTTAAAGCCTTGACAGTGTTTGTAATACTAGTAGGAGCGTATCCTGCTTTCTTACCTGCTAAGTAAGCATCCCCATTACACTCTATTAAGTTATCTAGGAAAGATTGTTGTTTTACTGTAAGAACTTTATTACTCATATTAGACCTAATTTACACTTTATTAAAACCTATACGCCTTTAAAGGAAAAATAGATCACCACTTACTTCTGGAACAACGGAAAAACCCCCTATATATATATAGAGGAGAAATAGGAGTAGTATTAGTTCTATAAAGCTCTTAGGCTTAATCCTCTATAAAGATATATATTAAGTATTAAGAGATCCTTTATAGCTGCGGCACAAACTAGTTGACATAGAAACTACTATAAAATGTATGCGATTTAGTATATATGGGGGTGGATGGGGGTGGCTACCTGCCCCCCTGCTACATAGATCTTTACATCTATAAAGATTACATACACACACACTAAGTCTTTAGAGACTTTAAAGCTCTACCTAGATGACAATAGA